TATCCCACCTACCAATCCCACTCAGCTGGATTCTGGTGCTGCTGTTGACAGCAAATCAGTGTCAACAGATAGGCAGTTTAGCCAAACACAGAACGATGCACTGGCCAGCATCGTCAACAAGACTCAACCCAACGCACCAACCACAATAACCACTGCGCCAGCTAACAGCAGCTTCAATGCTAGGCTGGACAGCCTAGGTCTCAGCTTCAATCCTACTGCTAATCCCTTAAACGAACTAGCAAACTACACCTATCACATACGTTTCTTCCTAACCAATGAGATATCTGCGTTCAACAACATCAATCCATTAAATCCAAACAGTGACGGCATGATCAAATATGTGATCGCAGAGAGCGGCGTGACTGCAGGATTCAATGTTACTGAGCTAATCATGCAGGCATCGACTGCGCCCAATAGCAGGAAACGTAACATGTTTTTTGCTACTGAGTTCTCAATGACAATAGTTGAGCCGTTAAATCTCAGCCTCATGGACAAGATATATGCAGCAGCCAAGGAACTAAACATTAAAAACCATCTAACGTGCCCGTATTTTCTCGAAGTGTGGTTCACAGGTTACAACGAAGATGGCACCATAGTCAGTCCTAATCTTTTCTATAATATCTACAGAGTGGCTATCAGAGATGTGCAGGTATCTACGACTCAGGTTGGATCAACATATAGCATAAAGTTGATAGTGTACGATGGACTGGGTGAGATGAACCAGTTAGCCACTGCCCAGTCCAGTCTAAAAATAAAAGCCATCACGCTCAGTGATTTCTTCCTAGGGTTACAAGATTCTCTCAACAACATGGCCGGTAACATCAACAATGACGGTGTGAGGCGCAACACCTATCAGTTCATATATCCTGATGCATGGAAATCGTGGAACATCAAACCTCAGGATCTTGACAAGCAGGTAGCTAGACAGACTGACATGTCTGCTAGTTTGCTGGGAAACCAGACAGTGATAAGCATAACCAAAGGTCAGGGTTTTGAGACCATTGTCAATTATGCAGTGTATCTCTGCCAAGATGCACAGAAATGGATCACTGGTGAAACCACAGGCGGTGCTACTCTGAGCGATCATGCGATTATTCGTTACGTAACGGTGTATGTTGATATAGAAATTAAACAGCCATATTGGGATCCTGTGATGCAGGATTACACTAAAATTATAACTTACACTTTGGTACCAACTGAGACAGTCAAGGCTTTTACTGATATTGCTGCTGTGAATAATGCTCAAAAACCTGCAACACAGCAGGCTAAGCTACAGTACCTCATACAACAGAATAGGCTGGCCAAACGTTACGATTACATATATACCGGTCTTAACACTGAGGTGCTTAATCTTGATATCAAGATAGACAATTACTGGGCCATAAACATACCAACGTGGAATCAAAACAACAGTTATTATCAATATTCTCAGGGTCCTCTGGCAGCACAAGATAGCCAAGGTTACCTGCAGCAAAAAGGTCTGTTACCAGAAGATAAACCAAGTCCTATCGCCGCACGCATTGCAAGCATAGATCAGGCTCTTAACGGCGGCACAGCATTTGGCAATGCCAGTTATGCCAACGGTCAACCAGTCAATGATTACAGCAATAGGAACATACGATATACAGAGTCTTTGCTTGAACAGCGATCAAGCCTTGTAAATCAACAGGCATATAACACCGTTGGTCCGGGCGCAGCTTTCAGTGGTCCCAGTACCAGCAGTGCAGCATCCAGTGCTAGCGGTCAGACATTGACTGCCAATCTCAGCAGCGGCAGCAGTGCAGCAAACAGAGCCGCTGCGCTAGCCGCAGAGAGGAATTTCAGTTACACTCCTAATGTGCCTACTACTAGGCAAACGGCATTGGCCAGCATCTTCATAGAAGATCTCAGTAACAGTAACATATTCGCTCCGCTGCCTCTTCCTATATCAGGCAGACAGGATCCAAAGCCAACAAACATAAATGCGCAGCAGAATGCTGATCAATCCAAGGTAAAGCCCGTGCGAGATCCGCAGGCATTTGCCGATGGCACAGGTTTCGTTGGTGCCATCTTTGGCAATCTGTTTGATCCCACTGCTTTCATGAACATTGAAATGACTGTGCGCGGAGATCCTTGGTGGATACCTCTGGGAAATCTACAACAGACAGTGTTGGCCAAACGTTTGGTGGGCAATCAATCTGTGAACAACAGTGTCAATTCCAAGAATGCACAGTTCTTAGGAGGAGATAACTGCGTATTGGTTGAGTACAGAGTTGGTGCTATAATTGATGATGCCACAGGATTGGCTAAATTTGGTTCTGATGGTGCAGACTTTGTGAATGGAATATATGTGATTACAGAAGTAACCAATACCTTCAGCCATGGCAAGTTCACGCAAGTACTTAAAGGCTTCAAGGACATACTAGCACAAACCAACGCACCAAAAGTCGCTCCTGCATTGCCCAGCTATGCTAACCCGCGGCAAGGTGACAATGTGGGACGCGACCCTGGCATGGGTTCTGCAGGAGGGGCTGGAACAGGCCCGGCTCCGTCTTACAAAGGTGCTATTACACTGGGAGATCAACCCTTGGGCACACCCGGTTTAACTTCTACCTATTCTGATTAATTACACGGAGCTATAAAAAGAATGCCCAGTTTAGACAGGACCACAACTAGCCCAGCTGCATACGACCTATCGCCAGAAGGTCGTTCCACTCAGCTTGACAAGATCTATGTGGGTTTCGTCAAGGCGGTGGATGACACGCAGCGCATGGGCCGCATCAAAGTGTGGATTCCTGAGGTTAGCGGCGATCCTCTGGACCCCGACCAGTGGTTTACATGCAGCTATTCCAGTCCTTTTGCCGGTGCTACCAGCATCTATAATAATACTCCTGGAGCTAGCTGGTTAAACACTCAACGCAGCTATGGTTTTTGGTTTGTACCACCAGACCTTGAGAATGAAGTATTGGTATGCTTCATAAACGGTGACCCTGGCAGAGGGATATGGTTTGGATGCCTATGGCAACAGAACATGAACCACATGGTGCCCGGCATTCCCGGAGACTCGAACAGCAACGGACTGCCAGTAGCAGAATATAACAAGCTAAAAGCCAACGTTGCAGTAAACACTGCTACAGCACCCTTATATTCGCCTCTGGCTGATCAATTGAAGGTACAAGGACTTGATGCAGATGCTAGCCGAGGTATTACCACCGCCGGTGCACGCAGGGATCAACCTATCAATGCTGCCTTTGGTATATTGACACCTGGTGGTAGCCAGTTTGTGATGGATGACAACCTTGATGAGAAATACATTAGGTTGCGCACACAGTCTGGTACACAGGTCTTGATCAACGATACCGAAGGCTACATCTACATGATCAGCCGCGACGGTAAAAGCTGGTTAGAGCTAGGTGTTAACGGTGCTATCAATATCTATGGTGCTAGCGACATCAGCGTAAGAAGCCAAGGTACTTTGAATCTGCATGCAGATCTCGATGTCAACATCGAAGCAGGTCGAAGCATATTCATGAAGGCCAGAGGCGAAGTGAGCAGCATATTGAACAATGCTGCTCCAAATGCCAATACCAATAGTGGGGCCATCATTAAGGCTACCACCAGTAGCAATGCACAAGTACCTGCCATATCACTTGGTGATACCCAGGTAACTATCACAGCTCCAACCAGCGGAATCACAGGTACATTTGTGCCTGGTATGAGCATAACGGGTATACCATGGAACAATCCAACAACCTCGGCTTCTGCACCACTGGCACCAACCAGTAACACTGCACCGGTCGCAGGTAGCGGAGCTCCGGTAGTTGTGATTGGAGATGCAGTAGCCGGAGGAGTTGGCCCTACTATAGCTCAGAATTATCCGGGTACGCTCACAAATGTAAGCCAAACTGCTACGTCTGCTGATGTACTCAACACAGTAAACAACACTACAAGTCTGCAGAATCCGCAATATGCCATAGTGTCGGTTGGTGGCAACGATTACAACAACGGAGAGAACACTGCTGGTAATGTTACTTCAAATTTGCAGAGCATACGGAGTACCTTAAATGCTAAGAATTACATATGGATATTACCTGACAATGCCACTGCACATGCAAGTGTATACGGCTTTGCAGTAGGCAACGGTGATGCTGTACAAGACATCACAACGCACAGCGACGGAACTGTTGATTACAATCTGCTCAACCAAGATATCCTTGGCAACATAGGACAGATAGTCACTCCTGTCCCACCTCCAAACACCAACAGTACTCAGACGGTTAACACGAACACCGAGCCTAAAGCCACACTAGGCGATGTCAGTAACAACGAAGATGGTAGCTTAACCTATCTTCATGTAACCTTCAGTCCCGGTAATCAGAGCCTGGTCAGCAATGCCAGCGTGATAACCGGTACTTTGCAAAATGAAACCACCAATGATCCCGTGGTTGTGACCAATAACAATACCACCCAAGCAGGTATTGTGATGATAAATGCTCACCTAGATATGCATCTTACTAGTGACAGGGACATGTACATACAGAGCACAGGGTTGATGGCTCGCACGGCACAAAAGAACATGTTTGACTATGCATATGGCAGTTATGATTTAGCTGTTGGCGGTTATCTTACCATGCAATCAAATGGATTGCTGAGCATAGGCACAACAAATAACATAGTCATGGAAGGTTCAAGGATTGACCTAAATGGTCCGGCTGCAGCCGCTGCAAAGGCTGCACCACCTGCTTTAACTCCAATAGACACGCAGCAACCCGACACAGTTGAGACTGCTCCTGGCCAGATCACAGTCAAACTATTGAATACAATAGTGAGTCAGCTACCAACACATGAACCATTTAGAGGACATGCTGCTACTGCACAGGGTTACAACAATCATGTGCAGACAGGTAGTAGCACAGATCCGTACACTGGCCAACCTCTGTTACCCGGCCAGGTATTAGGAACACAGAGCAAACCTCTTGATATCAAGGGTGCGCCTAATGCTAGTAGTCCCCCTGGTAATTATGCAGGACAAGGATATAGTTCTACTGGTCAGCCTCAGTACAGCTATAATGGTGCTGCCACTGACCAGCAGCCAGCCGGCAGTTTCAGGACCAGCCAAGCTGGCGCTGAATTCATTGCTAAGTTTGAGGGTAAAAAATCTCAGATCTATTTAGATGTTGGAGGATTACCTACCATAGGCATAGGTCATCTGCTATTACCAGACGAACGTTCCGGAAATTATGTGACCATAAATGGCGCTAAGAGATATCTAACTTCGCCTCTTAGCGAATCAGAAGTCTTTGATCTATTCAAACAGGATCTTTTACCGAGAGAACAGAAGGTGCAAAAGAGCGTGCAGGCCAAGATCAGCCAGACACAGTTTGACATGCTGGTTAGCTTTACCTACAACATTGGTAACTGCAACAGCATTGCTGCTATTCTTAATACTGGTAGCTTTGATGTTACAGAGAAGTGGATGAGCTATTGCCATGCTGGCGGTAAAGTCGTACCAGGATTGCAAAATAGGCGGCGCGCAGAATGCACTAATTTCTGTGGCGGTAATCCTATTAACAGCGGCGGCGTATGATATGTCTTGGCTTAAAAACACCAGATAAATCATGGCTAAATATCTAGTATATAGAGGTATACTAGCTCAGCATGGCCTTAGCATCACCAAATCGAGTATTCTATGGGTTCAGTACCCTGGATACCAACAGCAAGCAACAGAGTTTTGCCGATGTGGCCTTGATAAACCGCGACCTGATGAATCATTTCAACACTCTGCCCGGAGAAAGAGTGATGATGCCATCATATGGTTGCAGTATATGGAACATGCTCTTTGAACCATTTGATGACGCGTTAGTGCAAGCTGTGATCGCAGAGGCTACAAACATAGTGAATAGCGATAGCAGATTGGTTTTACAGAATATGACCGTTAAAGAATTCAATCAAGGATTGCTGTTACAGATAACATTGCTCTATCAACCCTATGGTGTGATCAACAGTTTCACCGTGGAATTTGATAGACGCGCAGTAGCCTTAGACGCAGTGGGATGATGAGAAAACGATATGGCAGTTAGTCAACAACAACGCCAGAAACAGCTGTTCGCAGCTGAAGATTGGCAGGTAATATATCAGGCCTTTACCCAGGTCAATTTCAACGCCTATGACTTCCCAACCATACGCAATGCAATGGTTGAGTACATTCGTCTAAATTATCCAGAGGATTTCAACGACTGGACTGAAAGCAGCGAAT